AATTGCGGTTTTTAAATCTTCAAATTTAGTTTTCTCTAAATCAAGATTGCCAAAATACTCCTTGTTAATATCTTTTAAATCATTGAGGGCAGAGTTTCTCTCATTATAAGAACGTGTTTGATCTAAAACAATAGATGATAAACTTCTTATCTTAGAAATCGCACCTTCGGTTGTTGCAATCTCCTCTTGTGTAATTTCTACACTTGTCCTTTTCTCCTCGTTATATTTACCAAGTTCTTTATTAAAATCAAGTATTTCTTTACTAAAGGCACTTTGCTTAGTAAATATTGCATCTAAAGCAGCACCAAATGACCCATACTTTTGTATAAGTACAGTAAATGCTGATATAGCAGCACCAATGGCAAATGTCACACCAGCTGGTCCTATTAATGAAGCACCAAGTGATTTTAAAGCACCAATAGCACCACCACTTTTACTTGACAATGTCCCTAACTGATCAAATAAAATTGGTAAGTTGTTCTGAATTGCAATAAATCCAAATGGAGCATCTCTTGCTACTTGACCAAGCGCATTAAGTGAAGCTGCCCCATCATTAACCGCTTTTGGTAACTTACTTAACCCTTGTGAACGAAGATTGATAAGACTACCTTGCAAATCTGCTATGTACTTATTTGTTTGTACAATAGCATCCCCAGTCTTGGTCTTTAACTCGGTTTGTACCTTCTTGAGTTCAGCTTCTACTTGTGAGATAGACTTTGTGAACCCAGAGACATCAGCACCAACCCGAAATATAAATTCTTCATTCATTGTCTTAACCTTTTGAATATTTCTCTTGCCTCATCATCACTAATGCCTCTTTGTGATTGCTCATCACCAGGTAAACTCCACAAAGCCTCTGGAGTTTTTGGTGCGCTCTTTGGATCACCCATTAAGCGCACCATTGTAAACATCAAAAGTCTTGTCTGCCTATAAGTGTCAACCTTCTTTTCCTCGTGTCCTTTTATCATTAGGGACAAATGCCGTGGACTCATATCAAAGAAATCACGAGGCAAAAGACACAATTCACCAAAGGCAAATGCTTCTATTTCTTCCCACGAGATGTCTTTTTTTTTGGTTGGTCTACAACATCTAAAGCCGTTTGGATATATTGGTTATTAGTCCAAATTTCAATAACACTCTTAATTTGTGTCATTACATCCTCATTGAGTAAGTTTGTTTCTATCCAATCCACAAACTCCTCAAACTTTAGTGTAGGCTCAACATCCTTAACCAAGCAATTATTAAAATAACCACTATAAATGATGTGAGCAAGACCAATCTCATTTAAGTCTCCACCTTGATACGACTTGCCTTCAACAAGCTTGTCTTGTAAGTATCTAAATGAAGCCATTCCAAATTTAAGTCCGACCTTTTGGTCGTTAATAGTAATAGAAGTATAGTTCATAAGTTAAATTATGCAGTAATATCTAAAGCACCATTTGATTGGATTGTGCCAGAGAAATTGATAAACTCAGTAGTTGATTGATTCAAAGTAAGGTCAGTGATATAACCTTTAAATTGATGATAATAAACAGTACCTACTGAAGCACCACTAACAGTTGGGTTTTGTACTCTTACGTTTACCTCAGTCTTGTTTACCATTGCCGACAATACTTCCTCATAAGAGATAGATACTGTTGGGAACGTACCTGGGTCAGTTTCGCAAATTGCATCAAAGTCAACACTCATCTGAGGTGCTGATGGTGAAGTGAAAGCACCACAATTCGTTTGCTCAGTAGTTGCATCCATAGTAGTATTTACTGATGATGTTCTTAAACAAACCAAAGGCTTGAATGAAGTACCACCAGCTACATCAATTTCGATGTTTTGTAATGATCCTAAAATTTGTCCCATTTTACTTTTATTTTTGGTTAACTAAATTGCTAATTGTTATTATTTTTCTTGCTATAAAATTATCTCCATTAACTACTGGCAAGTAAGTAGATAATGTTCTTGCCGTTGGGAATACCTCAAAATTAGCATCATCAAAACCATCAACTTGTGTGTCTGGTATTAATATATTAACTATTTGAGATGCGATATTATCAACAATGCTATTGTCATAAATACGATATTGCTCACTATTTATCTCAATAACTACATCAACAATATTCCCAAAGCTATTATTGGTGTTTGAAGCTACCTCGGTAATAGAACTAATGATAACGTAATTTTGTGGCATTGTCCTAAATGGGTTTTGCCCATACACTGGCACATCTTTGCCATTGTAAGACAAATTGCCATTTAAGGCATTGACATAAATTGTACGCACATTGTTACTACAATCAAGCATTTTTACTTCTTATTATCTTTATTGCCTCCTCCTTAAATTTAGGATAGTAAGCTAATATTGATGGTCTCATATATGGTCTCGCTGGTAGGTTTACTTGCTTTACACCTTTGCCCTTAAACTTACTCGCAAGTGCGCTCCATTCTTTGTTCTCTGGTGGTATAAACCCAGTCCCAGTCCCAAATTCAACGTAAGCAGCATAATTAGTTTGAGCAACCAAGTAGTAAGAAAGAAATTGGTCTTTCTTTAGTGAGATTGAGTTTCTTAGTCTACCAGTATCTACCGCAACCATATTCTTGGCACTTGTAGCCATTAATTCACCAGTTGCGGCGAGTTCACGATCAAGTAAAGCGGCAGTACCATTTACTTTCTCTTTATAGCGATTAAGCAATCTTTGGAAAGCTGCATCACTAACTTGTATGTTTATTCCTTTTGCCACTATATTACAACTGCCTTATATTGATGATAATTTAATCCATCCCAATAAGGATATTGTGAAATAGAAGCACTTGGGTCAGCATTCATATTCTTACCTCTATTTTGATAAGACCAGGCAACAAGAGTTAAAATGTCACTCGCCAAATCTAATGGGAGAGTGCCATAACCAGCTTGATACTTTATATCATAATATCCTTGAGAATATAACCATACCTTACCACCAATCACCTCATAATCTTCATTCACAGTTAGTGTGTCCCCCATATTAATGCCCGTTTTCATCACTACCTCATCTACGCAATTAAGTGGTGAGTAAGGCAAATCAACCATCCAAACATTTGGCACAGTGCCAGTGAGTTGAATGTTTGCTCTTATTAGCTTATTTGTCAAAGACCTTCCAGTCAATAACTCAAGATGCTTTCTTGCGCTTGAGATTAAATTATCAATCAAAGAATCATCAGAGGTATAATCTATCCTCATCCAATTCTTCGCATCCGTTCTACTTACTGGCTCAACCACCGCGTCAGCTAAAATGGTTATCCCGTTTATATATATTGCCATTACTTGTAATATTTATCAACCATTTCTCTGAGCCAGAGTTCAAATTCATCAAGTGCTTTTCTTGGGTCGTGGTCTTTTGCTCTTTTTCTTGCTCTCCTTGAGGCTTCGGCATATGCCTTTTTCTCATCCAACTTTGTAATTGCTTCAACCCAGCTTTTAGTGTCATTACGATCTTTTATAAATATACCAGCATACCCACAATTCTCAACCAACCCATCGGCATTACTACAAATTACGGGAATGCCATTACACATTGCCTCAGTAGCCGTTCTACCCCAACTCTCATACTCACTTGGCATCAACAAGATTCTTGTTACACCATATGTAGGCTTTATATTTGCCGTATTTGGCAATATTTTAAGATTTGGTAGGTTTGGTTTGACTTGATCATCATAACTTCCCAAAATGCCTAAGAATCGCTTATTTGGCAATGCCCTTGCTATGCTTTCAAATATCTTACCGCCTTTGTTCTCGTTTAAGTTTATTAGTGTAATATATTCGTTGCCCTCTGGGTCTTTGCCTAAGTCGTAATCTCTATAATCAACGGGAGGCGGTATTGTAAAGTTATCCCATTTGTAGTTTAATTTCCTCTTAATCCATAATGAGTTATAGACAATGTGTTGTGGAAATCGTGCATTTTCAATCTCTGGGTACTTATGCGAATTATGTATCAAATGGAATACTGGCTTTTTATACAAACTTGCACTACCAATAGTCCATTGAGTGTAGTCTAAATGTGTAAAAACACAATGAGACCATCTAAATAAATTTTCTATAACATTAGCATTTGGAGGAAATACATCTACCCCATCAAAAGTATAATTATTTGTAATCCTATAATAATTGGCTTGATGCAATAAAACCCTAACATTATGACCTTTAGCCATCAAGTCTTTTGCCATATTATGAGCCATCCATTCCGCTCCGCAATTATGTGCTGGAGGATATAAGTGTATGCTAAAAAGTATATTCATAGATAATATCAGCTTCTAATTTAATTACGTTATTCGGATTGGTCTTTTGTATAAAGTATTGTAAAAACTCATCATCTACATAATGAGTCTCGAATTTTAATTGTTTTATTTTGTACTTGTCAATATCAATGCTATCAACAATTACTTGGTCATAACCCTCACAATCCACTTGCACATAATCTACTTCATCGAAGCCATATTTCTCACACAACATTTCAAATGTTACCGACTTTGCTTCGTGGTAACTTAACTCATCTATTTTAGCTAAATATCTATTAAGTGGTGTGCCAAACTTAACAACACTGCTACACCCACCCAAAAAATCCTCAGCATCAGGCAAATATGCCATCACAATGTCCTCTATTCTATCACTAACAACTGAGTTTTCAAGGAATACTTTACAACTCAATTTCTCTACGTTCTTTTGCAGCTTCTTAAACTGATGTGGTATAGGCTCCACAAATAAAGCAACATCATTTTTTGTTAGCTTGTCAAATATATTGTCAAAGCTAACTCCATCCATTGCCCCTATGATAATATAAGTCACAACCTAGAATATTGAAAATTTATTATTTCCATAGGTTTTTTATTAACTCCGTTTGTGCCATATAAATCATATAACTCAACAGTTGTAAGAAAAAATCCGTATTCTTTATGAACCCACATTTTTGCAAATGGTGATTCTAATCCTCTTTTATTTACTTGTAAGCCATTATCAAAACTATGCTTAGTATTTTCTGAAATAGTTACCCACTCTAAATTTTCAAGTCTATTATCAGTTTTTATACCATTTTTATGATTTACAACCTTATCTGGCTTATCTCCGATAAAAGATTGAATTACAAGTCTGTGAATAGTTCGATTTATATTTTTATTGTCTTTACTTAGGCTAACTCTTCTATAACCACTAACGCTAATATGCCCAATTAATTCTCTTTTAGTTTTTATTTTTCTAACCTTACCAGTATTACTTACTTCATATTTATTTTCGTAATTGAAGCAAGGTTTCCAAATTTCATTTACATTTGCCATATCTTTATTGTTTTGGTCAACATAAAGATACAAAAAAAGGGGAATATTTTACTATTCCCCCTTTTATTTTTAGTATATCTATTATACTTAGATAGCACCATAAACCGCAGCAGAACTTTGGAACTGAAGAAGTTCGCAACGAGCTTCTGCTCTGAAAGTGATAAGGTTCTTGATGAAATCATCTTGATCGAACTCTGTTGAACGAACTGCAAGACCGCTTTGCTGAGCAATAGCGAACTTAGTTGTGTCCATAACATAGATCTTAGATGCAGTAACCAAAGAGTGAGGAATAACTGGTACACCTACGATTCTTACGTTACCATTGTTGTCGATAACCATACCACCAGGAACTGAGTAGTCAGCTGGCTTGGTTTTCAAAAGACCAGCCCAACCAGCGTGAGTAGTCAACGCAAGGTTTGGAGTCCAGTTCAATGCACCAAGTTGTGCAACGTAATCGATGAACTTCTCAGCAGTGTTAGCACCAGAAGAAGAACCAGCAGTTGCAGAAGATGCGATAGCGTTAAGATAATAAGTATCTTCAGCCTTTTGGAAATCTTCAATCAATGACTGCTGCAAATATGCTTGTAAGAATGGCAAATCATCAATCATCTGACGAGATACCTTAGCGTAACCAGCGATGAAAGACAACGCAGTGTTTACAACTGTTACATCGTAATCAACTTGTGGCTTAGCAGAGCCTTCAGTTTGCTTACCGAAAGAACCTTCACCTACTGGAGAGTTTCCTCTTGGGAAAGATACTGAACCAGTTGATACTGGGATGATGTTGAACACACTTCTAAGGTGTGGGTTAACGAAGCTACGAAGAGCTGGGTTGTCAACATAAGATGTGTAAACAGAACCAGTAAGGTTGTTACCGATAGTCATTACACCAACTGCTTTCAAATCGATTTCAGCAGAGAAACCTTTACCAGTGCCACGAGCAGCAGTTTTGATTTCGTTCCAACCTTTTTCGATAGCAGCACCAATTTCAGACTTGATGTTGTTTACGTGTTCAGCATAAGAAGTTGCAACTTTCTTCTCAGCGTTTGCACTCAACTTACCGAAAGCAGCTTTAGCTTCTTTCACTTCGTTCAATGCTTCAGCAAGAGTCTTGTTAGACTTCTCCATTTGCTCGTTAATTTGCTCTACTTTAGAGTCAAATTGCTTTGCAGCCTTCTCGGTTACACTTGCAACCTCAGCCTTTTGTTCTGCCAATTTTGATTCGAGGGCAGATTCGAATGCTTTTAAATCGCTCATTTTTTAGATTTTATTGATTATTGATATAAATGAACCCACTGGCAATTCAGCTTCTTTTTGCTGCGGCTCTGTCGCAATGACTGGAGCAGTGCTACTCATCATCTCTATTGCTTGTGCGAGTTGTTTTACTTTT